CGGATCAGGCGGGCATAGCTGTGGATGGCGCGGGTGATCGCCTGGCGGATCCACCAATAACTATAGGTTGAGAGGGCGTAACCCCTTGTAGGATCAAAAAGCTCTAAGCCTCGTATTAGACCCATATTGCCTTCTTGAATCAAATCGTTTAGGTCTAATCCACGATTTTGATAGCGCTTGGCAATGCTGACAACTAAGCGTAAATTCGTCTGCACCATGATTGTCATTGAGCGCTGGCCACGCTTGCGCACTGGCTGGGGTGCGTGAGACCGGCCATCCGGCCAGTGCACCCACTCGTGGATCCTTATGCAATGACGAAGCTGAGCTTCTTTTGTAAGGACTGGGTATCTACCTATATCGGTGAGATAGTCCTTAATGCTTATGCTACTTATCATTTGACACCTCGGGGGCTGGTGCGTCCGAAACGCCGAGGACGCTGTTGCGATGGGCTATCGCCGCGCAGTGCGCCTCGTAGTCAGAGGAAAAGTACCCAGCAAACATGTACGTACCTTGATTCGGCATTCTCCACTTAGCCATCCATTTGTCCTTGTACTTTGTGGCGTATCTATACGGGGACTTTCCTTGCACCCCTTTGTTCATGCAATTTTCGCTTCTTGAGGTCCATCGAAGGTTTTCGATGGCGTTATTGCTTTTGTTCCTGTCGACGTGGTCGGCCTCGGTGTCTGTAGGGCCTGGCCATTTGTCGTGGAGTAGCAAGACTATATGGTGGCATCTATAGCGGTGACCTTGAAGCACTACTTCCCAGTAGCCTAAATTGCTAATTGTGCCTGCAACAGTTCCGACCTTTACGCAATAAGCCGTTGATTCTTTCCATAGAAGTCCACTAGGACTCCCGGGGTCGTATTGGAAGAAGTGTTCGAGAATTGCTACGTGGATGCGGGAGAGCCTTTTGCGTAGCTGTCCCGCCCTGGTCTGTGGGTTCACCATGTCTGATCTGGTCGTCTGGTCATTGTCAACCAGAACTGGATGGGGGAGGGTAAATGGAAGTTGAAGGTTCGGCGGGATGGCGCGTGGCTGGGATGTCCTGCTGAGCGGGGAGCGCGTCGCCCGAGGGCGGATGGACCTGGAGGATGGGCGCAGCGTGCTCGGGGTCGTGCGGGTGGCCGCAGAACATGGGGTCACGGTCCGATGTGAGGTGGTCGGCGAGGGCCCACTGGGATCGGATGATCTCCTCGAAGCAGCGCTCCAGGAGCGGGGCGTAGCCGGAGAACTCGAAGGCACCGTCCGGGCCGTTGCGTAGCTCCCAGCGGTAGTAGCCGTCCTCGGTGGAGCGGATGGTGATGAAGAGGGGGGAGGTGTAGGTCATGGGGCTTTGATTATGTGAGCCATGCCCACGACTTTCGATTGCGGATTTCACTCACTGTCGGCTGGCTAATTTGATACTGAGCTGCAACCACTGCTAGCGGGGCTGAAGACGCCCGTATTTCTCGGACTATTTCTTCGTCCAGTCTGCACTGTGGATTGCGTGTCCCGCGTAAGTGAGTGCCGTGTCTAACTTTGTCAGCGTGATTGGAGCTGCGAGTGCCCCATCTAAGATTTGAAGCGTGGTTGTCTGTTCGAACTCCATTGATATGACAGACTTCTTCCCCATCGGCCTGTTCTCTTAAGAATGCTAAAGCAACTAGGCGATGCACTAGTACTAGTTTCGGACGCCTTCCGGGACGCGATAGGCCCACAAAAAGGTAGCCATTAGAGCATTTGTTTAGCTTGAGCTCTTTGCCCTTAAAGCACCGTTTTTGCAACCCCCAGCGACTCAGCTGCACGACAGACCGGTCAACAGAACGAACTCTGCCATCTTTTGATACTTGATACATTCCCTCCCAGCCAGGAATGTCTCTCCACTCGTAGGTCACGGAGCGAGCCTCCCTTTTAGAAGCCTGTTCTTTTCGTACCAGCTGGAGACTTCTGGTGCCCAAGACTTGAAGTGGGGCCACATCAACTCGCACAACTTCTGAATTTCGAGCTGCGCATCTCTTTTGAAACGCAAATCCATGAAGTGCATCAGCGCTCGGAGCGAGAAGCTCACCACGAAGTGCTGTCGGATCGCATAGGGGATGAGATCCCTGGCGTGCTCCTCGGCGAAGCCACGGTCGATCGCGGCCTTGTAGCGGACTGCGGCGTCCAGGCACTGCGTGTAGTCCACGAAGCGCAGGTCTTCCGTGTACTCGTAGGCGTGGCCTTGGCGATCTCGGTACTTGCCGATGGGGCGGAGGTAGAAGACCTCCTCGATCTCGCGGGCGCCGGTAGCTGCAGCGCAGATGCGCTGGCCGGTGTACCGGCCGGACTGCACGTCGAAACTCACGCCCACGCGATGGGTGCGGGCCTGCTGCATCACTGAGTGAGGGAACCAGCCGCAGGCGAACGTGATCGACGGATGTTCCAGCGGTCCGTAGTGGCCGCGCTCGCCGGCAAGGAGGTGCTTCACCACGAGGGCGCCGGCCTCGGGTTCGCTCGGCGGGTGCTCGGTGAAGACGAACTCCTCGCTGTAGTCCTGGTGCATCGCCCACCAGCACAGGGTCTGCGGATGCTCGGTGCGGTTCAGCACCTCGACGCGGAAGTAGGGGTCCATCAGCCCTTGCGGAAGGTGATCGGTTTCGACGAGCACTCGATCTGAGCGACGCGCCAGGCTTTGCCGTCCATATCGAGCACTGTCAGGTGCGGGCAGCCCATCCACAGCTCGCCACCGACGATCTTGTAGGTGCTGTCCAGGGCACGGCCTCGGATGTAGACGACGTCGCCGAGATGGAAACGCCAGGGAGGTGTCAGGCGGCTATGTGCCTCGGGAAGATGCGCGTTCATGACGTGAGCTGCGGTGTGGTGGCATCGATGACGCGGCGGACCGCTTGGTACAGTTCCACGAGGGAGCCGTCGTTGGTCAGGCGGCGGTCGAAGTAGGGGAAGTTGTCCAAACCGCCCTCGCTGGCGTGGTTGCCACGGCGAGTGGTGCCGGGACGGGTCACCATCCACAGCTCGCCCCCGAGTTCGCGGACAAGCTCCGCTTCGTTGGCGAAGCGCACGTCGTCGCAGATCACGGGCAGGTCGTTGGCCAGGTAGTAGTCGACGTTGCGCTGCCAGCACTTCAGCCAGACGTCGGGGCTGATGCACTCGCGACCCCACTCCGTGCCGATCGTGCACAGGAGGTGGCGAGGGCTGACACCGAGCTCGGGGATGATGCGCTCCTTCTTGGAGGGGCCGAACAGCTCGTCTACTTGGTCGTGGGTATAACCCGTGTGAGCCAGGAAGCTCCGCACCATCGCCTTGAGCGGCCCGGCAAAGCTGACGGTGCGGTAGCCGTAGCTCGTCAGATACGAGGCGACGCTGGACTTGCCGGACTGCGGAGCGGGGCTGTAAAGACCGATGAGCCGTGCCATGACTACTGGAGAGACTTGAAGAAGGGTTCGAGGATGTCGGGAGAAAGAACGCCGATGAAGGACAAGTGCATGGCCTGCCCAGCGCGGCGATAGATCTCAGGAGGTGCGCCGCTCTCGGGGTCGCCGAGGATCGACCAGAGGAGATTTGTCAGCTCTGTTGTGATGCGATCGGCGTTGTCCGGTTCAATGAACAACGACGTGACTGCGGCCAGGGCTTGGGCTGCCAGAAGTTCCGGGTCCAGGCCGAACTCGGTGAGTTCTTCCCTTAGGCTGCGCAAGGCGAGGGAGTCAGGGACAAGGACTGCTTCCACGCTGATGTCGCGGGCCATGGCCATCTGGCCGATCAAGGACCCAGCAAGTGCGTAGGACAGGTAGTCACGCACGGTGGTTGAGCTACTCACGCCCTGGCCCCCTTGCGCTGCCGGGCATATGTGAAGCGGCGCAGACGAGCCAGGAAGTGCTTGTAAAGCTGCTCCAAGGCCCGGGCATCGAGCGTTTCGATCTGCGGGGGCGAGTCGGCAATGGCCACGACGATCTTGGCCTGGGTGATGTTCAGGCCGAAGTCGGCGTAGACGTAGTTCGCGGCGGCGGTGTAAGCCGCACACTGCAAGGAGTACTCATAGATCTTGTCCGGCTTGCGCGGACTGTCCGCAGTCTTCCAATCGCACAAGGTCGGCTGGTCGCCATCCTCGGTGAGGTAGCAGATTGCGTCGAGCGTGCCGGCGAAACCGTCGGGATGCCAGACCGCACCCTCCAGTAGCAGGGCCTTGACAATCGTGCCCAAAAAAGGGCGTGTCGACTTCCAGTACGGAGTGGTGGCGATGCTGTACGCGGGTTCTGCACCGTCGGTCAGCCACCGTTCAATGTTCAGGTGATGGCCGTTACCGCGGAAGCAGGCGAAGCTGCTGATGAAGTCGGCGCGCTCCGCGCCAACCGACTCGCGCCAAAGCTCAAGGCCGGTGTTGTCGCGGGATCCTGAAAGGATCGTCGTGACGCTGTGCTGGGTGCCGACTGGTGTGGCGTACAGCCGCTCGTCGCCCTCGTGGGAGCGAACGGGCTCGTACCGCGGCAGAAATGGAATGCGCCCATCAACGAGTGCAGAGGTCATGCGAGTAATCGATACCTGGCTGGGGTAAGAGCAGGTCGTTGGGCTCGCACTCGAAGATGTCGAGCAGGGCGACGAAGACTTCGGGGTCGAGGTAGCGGCTGCGGGCGAACCGAATGCGGTTCAGCGTGTTAAGCGTGACGCCGAGCTCAATGGCGAGCTTGGGGGCCGACCAGCCACGTTTGAACGCACAGTGTTCGACGTTGCGCGCATAGATGGTGACCAGAGACGGCTTCTGTGAGGCCATGGGCAAACGCTTTTCGACCAGACTAGGAAAGGGGGTGGGTGTAATGCCACCCCGTTTCGGAACTGGGTAAATCAGGCCGAGGCTTCAGCGAAAGGGTCGTCGCCGTCGAACAAGGCCGGCAGGTTGCAGGTCCATTCGCCGTAGGCGGCCTGGATGTCCTTGGCCACGGGCTTCGGCGGGGACGCGAGCAGGGTGTACTCGGTCTTCTTGCCCTCACCTGTCTTGCTCAGCTTGACGTCGTAGCCGGTGGGGTCGCCGTAGTCCTCGTCCTTGACGTACTTGAAGAGCTGATCCATCAGCGTCTTCTGGGTCATCTGGAGGATTTTGAAGTCCTCGGCTGCGTAGTCGTAGACCTTGACAGCGATAAAACGCTTCAGCGGGGCATAGCCCTCTTGGACTCGGATGTTGGCTGGAAGCTTCTCGGGCTTGGTTTCCCAGCGGACAGGCTTGTTTTCGTCGGTCCAGGCTTCGAAGCCGCTGATGCCCTCTCCGAAAAAGCGGAGACGGAGCTCGCCCTCGATCTTGGAGGGGTTGATGTAGCGACCGGAGCCTGAGGACTCCTTGGAGATCTCCTCGATGAGGTCGAGGGACAGGAATGTAGCGGTCATTGCAAGATGTCGATCAAAAGAGGTGACGGGGCGGCGGGCGCGCAGGCGTGGTTCCGAATGATCTGCTCGCAGATCTCGGAGGGAGAAGAGCCGGTGCGAGTTGCCAGGTCGACGAGGTGTTGGTGCGCCGTGTCCGTGAGGTACAGATGGCGCTTGCGCTTCCGCTCGCCGTAAAGGAGATGGGGAGTGCCCAAACCTGGGGGTCGACTGACGACACCCTAGTCCGGACGGACGGGGACGTCAACCAAATCCGGTTGACCGATTTGGAAGAATTTCAGGAGGGGTCCCGACGGCGGCGCAGGGGCAGGCGGTTGATCACGCGCCGGAAGATGGCCCCGAGCTCTGGGTAGTCGTGCAACGCGCCGTAGATGGCGAACTTGGACCTGCCGTTGTCGCGGTACACGGGGATGACCGGGGGCTCAGTCGCTCCGGTTGCCGCGTCGCTCAGCAGGTCCAGATACGGCTGCAAGTATTCGAGGTCTGCGGAGTCGCAGGTGACGTCGAAATACTCGCCAGCCTCGTCTTCGTAGCAAAGCAGCCGGACGCTGGGGCCGTAGGGCGTCTCATGCATCCTCACTTGTGCTAGCCCCACGTACTCCCAGGAGATCGTTTCAGTCGGGTGTGCCGTGGATTCGCTGAGCACTGCAGCAGCTGCGTAGTAGTGGCAATGTACCCCTACTTCTAGTGCCGGCATTCGTCGTGCACCCTAGCTGTGGGGAACCGCCCACAAAGCTCTAACTACTGATGGCCACGATCAGCTGCTCCTCGTCTTCGGGGCCCCCAATCCCTGCTGTCAGAACGCTTATGGCTGGTAGTTCCATCAAGAGCTGGTCCGATGTCCAGCGCGCCCGGCCGTGGATTACGGCCAGGAGTCTCTCGACTCGCTCGGTCTCGCGCACCGGGTAGTGCGACCGGACGACCCGGTCCAGGTCATCGATCAGATCTAAGCCCTGGGCCATCAGCAGGCGGCGGACGAGCTTGCCCCACGCCACGGACATGTCACCGGCCTGACCTTCGGTGAAAAACCGCGTGGCGATGTCGATGTCCTTGGGGACGCGGGCTCCGCAGAACACCTCGACCCACCAGCCCAGGGGTGGGGGGTTGCCGTCCTCGGTGATGGCGTAGGCGCCGCTGTAGAAGTTAGAGCTGCTGGTGCCGGGGAGCAGCTTCTTCGTCGTGGCGTAGCGGTGGATGTAGTAGTTCAGGCGCTCGATCGCCACGAAGGTGCGGGGACCCGGGCTGAACAGCTTTCCGTGGCGGAGGCCGCTGATCTGGCTGGAGTGGAGCCAGCCCTTGTTGTCGGGGAGCTCCAGGCAGCTGGTCGCCAGGTTGACCATGACCGGATGGGACCAGCCATTGGTGTCCATCCAGCGCGTGAACAGGAGGGAGAAGTTCCGGACACCGTTGTCGAACTGGTCTCTAAGCGTCCCAGACGAGTCCCGCTCTAGGGCGAGGTCGGTGGTGGCGTTTTCCAGCAAGCAGGTGAGCTCCGGATAGCAACGGGTTGTCACTCAACCATAAAAGTGTTTGAGCCCAGCCTGCAACTCTTTAAGGAAAAACCCACACCTTTAGCCCTTGTCCGGATTTGGTGGTCCCGGTACGGTGACCAGGGCCGGTTGGCCCGGCGCATGAAAAAGGGGGCGGTGAGGCCCCCCATGTGCTGCAAATTCGTTCGAACCCTAAATGGTTGCTTCACAATCTGCAAGTCCTACTCCTGACGACCTCGGGGGTAAGGCCATTGATCTGCTGCGGAAGGGCGTCTTCCCCAGCTGGTGGCGCTTCGTGCCAGTGGCTGGCAAGGAGACCTACGTCGAGAAATGGCCGTCCGCGCCCCTGACGGCGGAGCTGTGCATCGAGGCGTACAAGGCTCGCCAGTCCTACCGCGGCGTTGGGGTTGTCACCGGCAAGCACTCGATGGGCCTCATCGCCCTCGACATCGATGGCCCGGAAGCCGATGCCCGATACAAGGCCGAGGCGGGCGAGGAGTACGAGCCCTACGGCGAGGAGCAGACGATGTCCTGGACGTCCGGGCGGCCGGGCCGGCGCCAGATCATCTACCAGCTTCCCCAGCAGATCATCGATGAGCTCGAAGACATCTCCACGCTGATCCTCCGCTTGGACGGTGCCTGGCACAAGGGCAACTCCGACGTCGAGCGTCAGGGCTCCAAGCAAGGGCAGGGCGTCATCCAGGACGGCGATGCCCCCTATGAGGAAGTCGTTCTGCGTTTCAACGCCTGTCAGTCGGTGCTGCCGGGCT